CAGTTAACATCTTCACTTCTTCAGAATCATACTGTAAGTCTTTCAACGCTTCTTCTAATGTGACAACATCTCTACTTTCTTCAGGAAATACATTTTGTATATTCATAAATGTTAATCCAACTTTTGTTGTAATATCATTTCGTAAACCAATAAAGAATACTCTTGTTCTTGTCTGTGATACACCAAAGTAACGACTGTCTAAAACTTTTGCACAAACATCATAACCAATATTCTCAAATGTATTCTGTATCTTATTGAAATATGTTTTTGCTTCACCAACAGTAAGACCTGCAACATTTTCTGCAATAATAACTTTTGGTTTTATTTCATCAGCCACTCGTAGAAATTCAAAAAATAAATCTTCGATATTTTCTACCATCTTACCGTCAGAATAATTTTTAGTTTGACCCCAACCATCACTATGTTTACCATCTTTACTATGAGATAATTTACCTGCAACACTAAATGCAGAACATGGAGGTGAACCATCTAGAATATCTAATTCACCAACATCAAGTTTTGCAATGTCAAGAAAATCTTTACCTGATAATTTTTTAATATCACCAGGTAAGATTGGAGTGTTAGGGTAATTTTCTCTATAAGTGTTTTGAGCTTCTTCAACAAATTCATTCATGCAAAGTATATTACCACCTGCAAGACGATAACCAGTAGAACTGCCACCACCACCAGCGAATGTTGATATAACAGTAAATTTATTCTGTGAAGATGCGTTCATAACATCTTTAAGTGTGTAAGGATTATATTTCATATAGAACCATTATATAGTATTAATTGTGTTTTGTCAAATTTTTATTCAAAAAAGTTTTCTAATGTGTTAGTATTATTTAGCAAGTAGTGATCTCTACAAATATCCATAACTCTTTGTCTGGATTTAAAATTAATGCGGTTGTTGTCAATAAGTGTTTCAAATAATTTATCTACTTTAGATTCTAATTGTAGATTCAAATGTTTGTTAACTTTACCAATCATGTTAAATTCTTTTTCAAATGCTTTTCTAACATGATGTTTTTGATAAGGTTTGTTTAACTCATCCCAATCCATAGTATAAAAATAATCTTTAACTTTAGAATCAAGATAAGGTGCAACTAACTTTTTATTGTGCATATCTGATACTTTTTTGAGAAAAGAATAACTAGCACAATTCTCTGGTAAAAAATAATTATCTCTAAACTTATCAAATAATTCTTTAGTGTGTTTGAAATGTATGTTTGCTTTTTTAGATAAACCATAGTACCCATCTGCAGCCCAACCAGTAGCAATTTTTGCTTCTTTTATCTTTGGAAAGACATGAAGAAAAGGATATGTTGCTTCAAAGTTTGTTTTCTTTTTTGCACCAAGAGAAACTAATTTATGAAAGTCAGCAACTAAATTAGATGTATTAATAACAACACCAGTAAATTCCCAATTCATAATTTCACTAATTTCTTTGGCTTTATTGAAATCGTAATTATCTTGTATATCAAGTCTGAATGAATATGCGTGAATTTTAATTCCTAGTCTGTGCAATGCAAACACAACACTAATAGAATCTACACCACCAGAAAGCAAAAGTGCAGCCTTACTTGACTGCACTTCTGTTTTAAGAACATCACATAATATAGAATCAATCATTATTCTTTTATAATGTTGCCATCTATATCTACAAGACCTCTTTCTCTAGGTTTACCTTCTTGTTTCTCGTCTGGTGTACCTATTTGAGCAAGAAACCCTGTAAACTCAATCATGTTGTGATATTTAGGTTGAAGATACTTTCTTATTTTCTGATTAGCTTTATTTAACTCTTCTATGAAAGACTTTCTATTGTTATAGATAATCTTTTCATCTAAATCAGTATGTTCTACATAAGCAGTTATCTTAATTCTTTGTTTATAGTTGTCAAAAAGACCAGCAAAATTTATAATTTGCTTTGTTATCTCTGAACCATTGTGAAAAACATAACCAACATCACCCCATGCTAATTTGTCTGCACTCTTTACATAACCAGAAGTTGGTAATGCAAGTTTATCAGCAGCTTTGTTTGCTTCTGATTTTGAAAGTGCTGTAACAAAAGGTGTTTTTGAATTTGATTTTCTGAACTTCTTTAAAAGTTTCTCTACACTTTTTTCATCTAATTGACCATCAGACATATCAAATAATGCTTTTTTAATTGCATCATCACTTCTGTAGTCAATAGAATTTGAATCTTTTAATTCAACTAAACCTTTAATGTAAGTTCCTTCTGTATTTGGTGTTCCTTTGGCAATGTGGTCTTTACCAGCATTAAATCTTCTTCTCCAAACCGCTTTCCAGTAAGGCGAAGTAAATTTAACTACATCCCAAAAATATGTAGTTACTCCCATATTTTCAAAATTAGTTTTTCTACCATATCCAGATACTAATTTTTTAGTACCATCTTCTGCCAATTCTACAACCATAACATCTTTATCATAGAGAACACCGTTAACGGTGAAAGATGTATTTAAATTTCTTTGTTCATCTTCAAGACTTTTTTCTCTTGGTTGTAGGGAAGCACCATTTTCATCCGTAGTTGATAAGTCCTCAAGTTTACCAGATTCTCTTGTGATAAACTTAATTCCTTTAGGATATTTTGGTGGATTTACTTTTAGACTTCTGTCTATATCGAATAATATTTGCATAGGTTATACTCCTTTATTTGCAATTGTTTTTAAAAAAAGATAATGTGTTCTTATACTAAACATATTATCCACTTATCTATATATACATTATACCACTGGCAAGACCAAAAGTCAAGGGTTTTACCAAAAAAATGTATAAAAAGATTTGTTTAAAATCAGGGACTTACGAATTAACCAAAAAGAGTTTCTTGATTCTTTTCAGGATCATCTTCTCCATGGGCTTCATAAGGATAGTGTTTGATTAGGGTATTTAACTTATCTTCTGCATCAGTAAGTTTTTTCAATTCACAATCTACTGCACTCACTAAATCAGGATGTTCTCCTACACCAACTGGATTATTCCTGTACACCTCAATGTTTGCTTTTGCAGATGCAATTTCATATTTGTATTTTGCTCGTAAAGCTTTTATAATCATTCTTCTGTCCTTTTATTTCCAATATTATATTTTGTTTCTAAAATCCATTCTCCCTTTTCTTTAAATGAAATTACTTTGATTTGGGAAAGTGGTGCTTTGTTATCTATGTTACCAACTACTTCGACTAAACCCCAATCTTTTAATAGTTGAGCAATAGAATTTCTTCTTGCAATGTCATTACTTGAAATGTTTGTGGTTTTACCATCTAGTGCAAACAATTCTTTAAAATGTACTAGATAATAACTTCCCTGTTTGTGTAGGATGTGACAACTTTGATATAACTTTTTTTCTTTTCGAGATGCAACACCTATTCTTGAAAGTGTTTCTCTAACTTTTAAAAAGTCATCTGGTTCTTTTAACTTGATTTCGAGCATCTGCTCTGGATTCCATATTACATCATTCATTTTTTCCCACCTTTATTTAATTTTGTTTTTATAGTGGCTATTTGTTCTTTGGTTAGTATCTTCAGAGCAGTTTTAGCTTTTTCATTACTGTAACCATAATACTCTTTCACATACTCTATGTCTTCAATTTTACCACTTCTGACATAAGGTTCAAATCGCTTTCGCTTTCTAATACTATTTAGTAAAAAGTCAAACTGTAACTTTTTGTCTAAATGATGCCTCATGTTAATCTCATTGACTAACATAATTGTGTCATTGTGTGGTGCTAGACATTTATTAACAATGTAAGATGGATATTTCTTCTTCCAAGTTTCATCATCACTATCTAATAACTTTTCTTTTGTATAATTAATTGCGTTTAGATAATCTTTTAATTCATACATTACTTAAACTTCACTTGTGACATGGTTTCTAACATAAATGCCAACATATTAATTTCTTGGTCAGCCACAAATGCAGACTTGTATTGATAATCTGCAACTAACAAAACTAAATGTGGTACAGTTGATGGTTCAATCTTTTCATATAATGTATCATATATCTTTTTAAATATAGACGCATCATTATCAAGATTGTTTACAACCCATTTACGAATAGATTTAAAATCTTTTTCTTTTAAGAATGTTA